TCAACCTGGCCAGCGACACCACGGACCTGATCGCCAAGACTGACGAACTGTCCAACCACGTGCACGACAACCTGACCGACGACACCTCGGACGGCGTCGTGACCCTGGTCAGCCGCGAGTTCTTCAACCGCTTCGTCCAGCATCCGAAATACGAGAAGTATTTCGACAAGACCGACGCCATGAACCGCCTGGCGAACATGCCGTATGCCACCCAGGGCGGCGCGCGCGGCCGTCGCACGGTCTTCGGCGGCGTGATCTTCGAGGAATACAACGGGCAGGTGACCCGCTGGGATCGCAACGGATCGGGCGACCGCAACAAGGAGCGCCTGATCGAGGCCAACCTGGGCCACGCCATCCCGCTGGGCACGCAGGACACCTTCTGCACCTACTTTGGCGCGCCGTATTCGGTGACCGGCGCGAACGACGAGGGTCAGGACATCTACGTCACGCGCCACGACCTTCCGCACGAAGAAGGCGTGGAACTGAAGTCGCAGTCCAACCCGCTGGTGATCTGCAAGCGCCCCGGCGCTCTGTGCGAAGTCACCGCCGAGGCGTCCTAACCACCCACAGCCTTGCGCGGCGGCGGTCCCGATCCCTCCGCCGCGCCAAGAGCCCCCGCCGGGGGCATGTCGCGACCCTGCCGCCCGTCTGGGTCGGGCGCCGGGGTCATGCGGTCAGGACGGGCCGCGTGTGATGGCGCGGCCCGTCCTGTTTTTTCCAGACGATGAGGGTTTCGATGGACGCCGAACTCGCCGCCAGCGTGATCGACGACGCCTTCCAAGCCTTCGGCCGTCAGGGTTGTCGCTATGAGGCCCCGGCCGGCGGGCCGGTGACGACCGACCTGGTGCTGATCCGCCACCGCCGCGCGGCCGACCGGCAGCGGTCGGGCATGGCGTTCGGCCGTGGCGGGTTCGAGACGACCGACAAGCCGGAAGCCCTGCTGGTCCGCCGCGCCCAGCTGGCGCAGCCGGAGGTCGACGGCGTGTTCGTCATGCCGACGCCAGGGGGCGGAGAACAACGGTTCCGGATCGGCGAGGACCCGACCGAGGACGATGTGAACGGCATCGCCTGGCGCTGCGCCGTGGTGGCGCTGTGAACCGGATTCTGCAGGCGCACGACGCCCTGGCCGCGCTGCTGGAAGCGGCCTTTGCAGGATCCGGCGCGAAGGCGTTCCGGAACCCCGACGGCGCGCGGTCGTGGTCTGCGACCGACTTCGCCGTGGTGCTGGACGACGACGACGCCCCGGAGGTCCAGGGCGTCGTCTGTGGCGGCATCTATGACCTGAAAGCCAGCCCGATGGTCACCCTGGCGCGCAAGGCGCCGGAGCCGGATCGCCGGGCCGGCCAGTGGGATGACGTGTCGACGCTGCGGCTGGCGCTGGCGCAGGACCATTCGCTGGGCGGCGTCGTCGAGGATGCCCGGATCGAAGGCGTCGAGAGCGCCGAGCTGGAGCGCGCCACCTATGTCGGCGGTGGCCTGCTGGTCACCGTCCGCCTGTTGTTCGCCGCGCCGTCCCCGGCGGGCTGAATGGAGAGAGATCATGACCCAGACCTCAACCGCAGAGCCTGTCAGAAAGCCGTGCGACATCACCGCTCCCGCGCGCGCCACCTGGCTGACCGCCCGCACGTCCGAGGCCTTTGGACCCAAGGGCCGCTTCCTGTCCCTGACCGCCGAAGAGGCCGCATCGGCCGATGAGGGCGTGCTGATCCGCCCGACGGCCGAGCAGCTGGCCCAGCGCTAGGCGCGGCCCGTTTTCGACCACCCCTTTTGAACCCGGCCCCGCGGGGCCTAGCCGGAGACCGCCATGTTCGGTTTGGAAACCCAAGTCGAGATCGGCCTGCAAGCCGATCCGACCACCTTCAACACCACGGCCCGCCGATCGCTGAACGTCTACAAGATCAGCGGCGGCCGGACGTCCACCCGTCCGGAGGACCCGATCCTGGGCGGCAATTTCGCCAACCTGACCGATCCGACCGAGCCGGGGCCCGGCCTGCCGGACCACAAGCTGACCATCGAGGCGCCGGTCTGTATCGCGCAGATGCCCTTCTGGCTCCGAGCCTTCTTTGGCGCGCCGGTCACCACGGGGACCACGCCGGACTATGAGCATGAGTTCAAGTCGGGCGTTTCGACCCTGCCCTATGTCTCGCTGCAGCACCGGCTGCAGGCCAACGACTATCGCCGCCACGTCGGTCTGGTCGGCGAGGAGTTCCGCATCTCGTTCAACCCAGAGGCCGACGGCTTCGCCCGGTTCAGCATGAGCTTCATGGGGATCGACGAACAGCGCGACACGGCGGCGGCGGCCGGCACGGTTACGGCGGCGCCGACGCTGGACCGCCCGGCCGAGGCGGCGTCCAACGTCGCCTGGAACGGGGTGGCGGGCGGCCAGATCATCGGCGGCGAACTGACGTTCAAGCGCAAGCTGAAGCGCGTCCGGTCGGCGGACGGCACGGGCCTGGCCTCGGCCATCGAATACGACGGCAAGTCGACCCTGTCGGGGTCGATCAAGCTGCGCTACCGCACGCAGTCGATCATCCAGGACGCCTGGAGTCGGACCGAGCGGGTGGTGGCGATGGAGCTTATGCGCGCCGCCGAACGCGGGCTGCAGTTCCAGTGCGGTCATGCCGTTCTGGACGAAGCGCCCATCGACATCAGCGGGCCGGACGGCGTGGAGTTCGATCTGCCGCTGAACGCCTATCAGAGCGCGACGGACGTGGCGCTGCTGATCGCCGCCCTGTCGGGCACGGCGTCGTTCGCGACGCTGACGCCCTGATATTGGGCCGCGGTCGTCGGCCCTTCGGGACCTCCCGACCCGACGCGGCCTGAAAGGCCCGCCGCTTCGGCGGCGGGCGCCCCTAAACGAAAGACATCCATGACCCAGATGGAAGACATGCCGCTGGCCGTCTTCACCCGCCGCCCGGCGGAGGAGCGGCTGACGGTCGAGATCGAGGGCGGTTTGCCCGCCGTGCCGGAGATGGAAGGCCATGCCGGCCACGCCGCCGCCCCGCCGCTGGTGGTGCGGTTCCGCGTGCCGGGACCGGAGGACGCGGCTCTGATCGAGGCGCGGACGCGGCAGGCGACGCTGAACCTGTTGCAGGGGCGAGGCGCGGAGGCGCGATACGGCCTGAAGCCCATGGGCGAACTGGACGAAGCGGCGCTGGCCGCCCTGGGCGGGTTCATCTCGGCCGTGGAGAGCGGCGCACACCTGATCGAAGCGTGGAACCTGGCCATCGTCGGCGCCGACGGCAAGCCCGAGCGCGTGCCGGTGACGGCGGAGGCGGTGGCCGAACTGTTTCGGGGGCGACCCGCCGCGCGCGCGGGCTGGACGCTACAGTATGACAACGCCTCGCCGCTGGATCGCGCCGAGGGAAACGGATTCGCCGCCTCGCCCGCCACGACTTCGGCGACGGCGGCGAATACTGCCGGGGATGCGCCGTCAGGGCGTCCGGATGCAGTCGAGGCGGCCTCGGATCAGCCGGGAAGTTCTGCCCCCGCACCCTGAACCGGCCGCGCACGGCGCCGGGGGTGACGGCGGTCGACATCGCGTCGCGCCCCGGCCTGTGGCGCCGGGCGGGCCAGTCGGGCCTGGCGTGCGGTCTGGACTGGGGTCAGGCGGCGGCGCTGATCCCGGCGGGCGTCGACCGGGAGAAGGTGCTGGCGCTGATGCGCGAGTATGAGAGCGGCCTGCTGGAAGGCGCGGCCGAAACCGCCAAACGGCAGGCGCGCCCGCCGCATCAGCAGGGATAGCCATGATCGCCAGGGGCTTCGACGGCATGGCGGAGTTCGTCGCGGACGAGGCCCGCGACGGCGGGGCGGCGCTGGAAGAGGCGGTGCGGATCACGGCCCGCAACACGGCCACCGAACTGCGCCGGACCGTGCGTCGGAATTTCGGCTCGGAATGGCGGGTGTGGGACGGCACGAGCTTTCCCAAGAGCATCCGCTTGAAGCGGGTCCGCAAGGGTCACTATCGGGTCGACAGCAAGGCCGTCTTCACCAAGGGCCGCAGCGATGCGGTCAATCTGCTGTGGGTGTTCGACACCGCGCCGGTGGTGCGGTCGGGCCGCAAGTCGGGCGTGTCCATCCCGATCAAGGGCAATGCGCCGATCGCGCAGAACGGCCGGCGATACGCCTGGCCGCGCGAGGCGGAGGCGATGGGTTACGAACTGTCGTTCGCGCCCGTGAAGGGCAAGGACACGGTGCTGATCCTGGGCCGCCGGAACCGGTTCGAGGATCCCGTGCCCCTGTATATGTGGAAGCCGTCGGTCAAGATGCCCAAGCGGCTGGACCTGACGGGCCTGCATAGTCGCCACGCGGCGAAGATGGACGACGTCTGGGGCGAGGTCCTGGACAGCCGCCGGGCGCGGCGCGCCTCGGCCGCCCTGCGCCGCGCGGCTTGAAACCACACGAAACCTGAACCGCAAACCCCGGCCCCGGCCGGGAGGGAGCCCCCATGTCCACACGCGTCGCGACACTCGACTATCGGGTGGTCGGCGAAGGCCGTGCGACCGTCCAGGTCCGCACGCTGTCGCAGGCCCTGGAAGTCCAGAAGCGCAACGCGCACGCCCTGCAGCCGGCGTTCGCCGCCGCCAGCCGGGGCAGCGGCATGATGGGCGCGGTCAGCCAGGCGTCCACCGGGCAGGTGATGGCGCTGGCGGGCGCGATGGGGCCGCTGGGGGCGGGGCTGGGCTTCATCGCCGCCCGTGCGCCGATGGCGGCGACGGGGCTGATGGGCTATGCCGCGGCCGCGACGCGCGCGACCCTGCTAAGCCGGGCGGCGAACGCGGCCATCCTGGGCGGCGCGGCGGTGATGGCGACGGGCGCGGCGGTCAGCGTCGGCTATGCGGGCGCGATCCTGCGCGGCGCCGACGCCTATGCGGCGATGACGTCGCGGCTGAAGATTTTCTCGGACACCAGTGTCGCCGCCGCCCAGAACGAGCGCGCCCTGTATGAGACCGCGCGGGATGCGCGGACCAGCGTCGAGGGCCTGTCGACATTGTTCGTCCGGATCAGTCCGGCGGTCGAGGACATGGGCCGCGCCCAGGCGGCCGCGCTGGAGGTCACGGAATCGGTGTCGAAGGCCCTGGCGGTCCAGGGCGCGACGACGAACGAGGCGACGTCGGCGACGGTGCAGCTGTCGCAGGCGCTGGCCAGCGGCGTGATGCGCGGCGACGAGTTCCGGTCGCTGATGGAAAGCGCGCCGCTGCTGATGCGCTATATCGCGCAGAACCTGACCCTGGACGGCAAGGAAGGGGTGGCGTTCGGCCAGCTGCGGGCCCTGGCGGAAGAGGGCGAACTGACGTCGGAGCGGGTGCTGGAAGCCCTGCTGAAGGCGCAGGAGGCCATCGAGCGCGACTTCGCCAACGCCCCGAAGACGGCGGCGCAAGGGTGGGTGGTGCTGCGCGACCAGGTCACGCGGACCGTGGGCGAGATGTCCAAGACGACGGGGCTGCAACAGGGGGTGTTCGAGTTCCTGGGCGGGCTGGCCGACCGCCTGGACGCGTTCCGCACCCAGGCGGCGCTGGACCCCGACATGTTCGACCCGGTGATCGAGGCGGGCAAGCTGTTCGGCGACGTGCTGGACACGGCCGGCCAGCTGGCGGGCGGGGTGGCCGAGAATTTCGACCTGATCACCGACGCCGCGCAGGCGCTGATCGCCCTGAAGGTCGGGGAGGTGCTGGCCATCGGCTTCGGCGCCGCCGCCGCCAAGGCGCGCGAAGCCTACGGCGCGGTGCAGGCCTGGCGGGCAAGCGGTTGGTTTAACGCTGGCATGGCGAACGACAAGGTCGGTGGTCAGGCAGCGATTGCAGCCCGCACAGCCGCCGTCGCGGCGGCGACCCGTGCAGACGATCTACAGGCCCAGGCCCAGATTAAGGTCCGCAACGCCACGTCAGCGCGGGCGGCGGCCGATGCGGCGGCGGCCGAGGCCACTCGTCTGAAGGCGACGGCTGGCGTTCAGGCTACGGTGGTGGCGGAGGCGGAGGCCCGCTCGTCTGCATTGAA